TGATGCCGAGGTGGAACTGACTCAGATTCTGTCTGAGCAGATTGCCCTCGAGATTGATCAGGAAATCCTTGAGGATTTGGTGGTCGGTGCGACTGCAGCTACTCGTTGGTGGTCACGCCATCCGGGTCAGTTCCTCAATCGGGAAACTGGCGCCGTCTCCACTGTTACTCAGGACTTTACTGGTAACGTGAGTGAGTGGTATGAGACGCTCATTGAGACGATCAATGATGTGTCTGCACAGATCCACCGTAAGACTTTACGCGGTGCGGCTAACTTTGTGGTTTGTTCCCCAGAGATTGCCAATCTGCTTGAGTTTACGGCTGGCTTCCGTGCTAATGTGACGGCTGATAGCGACCGCGGCGACGCGGGTGCTGTTAAGGTCGGTTCACTTTCGAAGAAGTTCGACGTTCTCGTTGACCCGTACTTCCCGCGCAACCTTCTGTTGGTTGGGCGACGTGGAAGTAGTTTCCTTGAAAGTGGTTATGTGTATGCGCCCTATGTGCCGCTGCAGACCACGCCTACTATCTTCGGCGTTGAGGACTTTGTTCCTCGCAAGGGTGTCATGACCCGTTACGCCAAGAAGATGGTGCGTCCTGACATGTATGGTTTGGTGCTCGTCCGCGGGCTCGAAGACTAACGTACTCGACGTAAGGTCAAAATAGTTAAAGCCCCGTCTCTTTGAGGCGGGGCTTTCTATATAGTATTAGACGCACAGAGGAATATAAATGGCCATCCCGAAGCTAAACCCGGTTTCGACAACTAATACTAATATTTTGCCCGCAACGGGAAGCACCGCGAACGTTGCAGCGACCCTTCCGTTTGGAATGTATACGACGGCGGCTTTTCTCTCGGGAGCAGCCGATCAGGTTGCCTATACTTACAAAAAGCTCGGTGGCGATGTATTAGATATTGAGCTGACGGAAGGTAATGTATATTCTGCATATGAAGAAGCTGTACTAGAGTATTCATATATTGTCAATATTCATCAAAGTAAAAATTCGTTGTCCGATCTGCTCGGTGCTGCCACAGCGTCTTTTGATCAGGATGGACAGATTGTGACGGGGCATGCCCTGTCCGGCTCGGATATTGAATTGAGGTATCCACGGTTTGACTATGGGTATGTTAACCGCGTTTCGGAAAGGATAGCAACGGAAGCCGGCTTTGGGGGCACCACGCCGATTTATTCGGGTTCGATCACTCGCTCCAGCAAGTCACAAGATTATGATCTACAGAGTTTGTTATCGGCTTCCTCAGCCCCGGGGGGAACTACGGCTGCCCCTTACTTTGGGCGCATTCAGGATAAAAGAATAGTTGTGAAAAAGGTGTTTTTTAAAACCCCTCGCGCAATGTGGAGATTTTATGGATACTATGGAGGATTTTCAGTTGTGGGAAACCTCAGAACTTATGGCCAATATGCTGATGATTCAACTTTCGAAATAGTACCCGTATGGCAAAATAAGCTTCAAGCCATGGCCTATCAAGATGCGTTATATACTCGTATTTCTCACTATTCTTATGAGATATATGATAATAAATTAAGAATTTTTCCGCGCCCTGATTCAACGAGCCCCTTAAAGTTTTGGGTTCAGTTTAGTATTGAGCGAGATTACGAGCCATGGGAAGAAACGGGCCGCGGCAAAAATGGTATTAAGGGTGTTAATAACATGAATACGCTGCCCTTTAATAATATACCTTACAAAAGGATTAATTCTATTGGCAAACAATGGATCCGTCGTTTTGCGCTGGCTTTAACCAAAGAAATGTTGGGACAGATTAGAGGTAAGTTTAGTACGGTGCCCATTCCCGGGGAGTCCGTCACCTTGAATCATTCTGAATTGCTCGGGCAAGCTAAAGCTGAACAAGATGGGTTACGCGAAGAGCTCAAAACTATCCTCGCTGAGCTTACGTACAGCAAGATGGTCGTCGAAGATGCCACCGTACGCGACTCTACACAAAAAGTCCTCGACAGCGTCCCCGCTGGCATTTATCGGGGGTAGGTGAAGTATCATGGGCCGTAAAAAATCAGCTCGGAGTGCTCCGCCACGTACCGAAGCTCAAATTCGTGACACCCGTAAAAATCGCTACAACTATATTGGCGATAAAGACGTAGCTTCAAAGCTTCACGAAGTCGAAGTCATGCCCTCCACTTTGGAAACCATTGATGGGGCTATGATAAAATTTATAAACGAGGAACTTAATCTTTCTGTTACGAATAATGAAGGTTTCAAAAAGGTACCTGTCTTATGGGTGACAGCGGAAAGGGCATATCAGCTTAAGCACAATAAAGATATACGGGATTCCGAAGAGACACTGATTCTTCCTCTGATTACTATTAATCGGTCCAGCGTAACTAAAGAACCGGATTTTCGCGGCAGTGTATACGCCAATTTATATCCCGTGAATGATGCACGGGGCGGCACCATTACGGTGGGTCGTCGTATTAATCAACGGAAAACCGCCGAATTTCAAAATGCTTTTTCAAAACGTAAAGTTGGAATAGATAAAAAGGTAGGGGGCAAAATGCTCAACACTAATAAAAGGAATATGTCTACTCAACGGGTTGTTTATGAAACTATCACTATCCCGTTACCGGTATGGGTTAAAGTAATTTATGAGATCACCGCTCGCACCGAGTATCAACAACAGTTGAATGAACTAATCTCTCCTTTTTTAACGGTTCCTGGTAATTCACGAACCCCGAAACGTATTAGTAATGAGGGTCACTTTTATGAGACGTTTATTGAAGGAAGCTTTAGCGATGGGTCCAATCAGGCCAGTCTCGGAATGGACCAGCGTAATTATGAGACCACCATTAATATCGAGGTGCTAGGATATCTGGTAGGAGAAGGACAGAATCAAGAAAAACCCAAAATTGTACGACGCGAAAACGCCGTTGAATTTCGCTTCGCCAAGGAAAGGACTATTTTTGGTGATATTCCAGAGAGTATTAAGGATGGATTTTACAGAGAATAGTACCATTGCAACTATTTAACACTATTTAGTTTTGAACGTTTTTAGCGTATAGGAGAACCTAACGAATGTCAATTAAAAATTATAGATTTGTATCGCCGGGAGTGTTTGTTAATGAAATTGACAACTCCCAGGTACCTGCTTCTCCCGCGGGTATCGGGCCAGTTATTATAGGACGATCAGCAAAGGGCCCGGCCCTGCGCCCTATAAGCGTAAATTCGTTTGCCGAGTATGTCCAGGTTTTCGGCGCCCCGGCCCCCGGCAGCGCCGGCGGCGATGTGTGGCGCTTGGGGAACAACACGACGGCTACCACCTACGGGGCATATGCAGCCCAAGCTTATCTGCGTAATAGTTCTCCCCTAACTTATATTCGATTATTGGGCGCTGCGGATGCGAGTTATACCGTAGGCTCTGGCGAGGCTGGTTGGACGCAGGCGAATGCCTGGGGACTTCTTGTGATGCAGCCCGCAACGAGCTCGCATGGTACCGGATTTAAGGGTGACGACTTCACCGCTGTTCTGGGTGCCATTTTCTATGCACCGGTGACTGTAGACTTTAACCTCTCGGGAGCGGTCGCTCTCTCGACTTCGGTAGGAATTCCGACTGTTAGTACCCGCAGCAAGGTGGGCGCTAGCTGGGTGGTTGGAGATACTGGAACACGCAAAGAATTCAAGATGGTGATGACTGGATCTGCAGCAGGCGCTGCAGCATCGACGACCCTGGTCTTCAATTATGATCGGACCAGTTCGCGCTATATTCGTAAGGTTTTTAATACTAACCCTCAACTGACAAATACTAGTATTACCGATGCCTCCAATCGAGTAAATTATTGGCTAGGCGAAAGCTTTGATAGACATGTAGCGGCCAATATTACCGATGCTACCCAGACTTATGCTGCTATAGTGAGATTAAAAAATCAGGGCGGCGGCAATAGCGCTGGCCTCCACCAGACGGGAGTCACTGCAGCCCAAACGCCGGATGTGATTGCGTGCCGCACCGATCAAAATCCCACTTCGAAGCCTCTTTTCAAGTTTGTGGCGCTCAATGAGGCTGGCGATTGGACAAACAAAAATATAAAGATTTCTATTCAGGACATCAAGCAGTCTACTAATGATGATACCGATTATGGAACGTTTTCCATCGTCATCCGTCACTTAAGTGATTCCGATAATGTGGTCCGCGTACTGGAACAATTTAATAATTGTGATCTGAATCCGGATTCTCTCAATTACCTCGGTCGAAAGATTGGTAACAACTATACTCAATGGGACTCTACCGAACGCCGGTACGTTCACTATGGAGATTATCCCAATAATTCGCAGTATGTTCGCGTGTCTATGAATTCGGATGTAGATGCCGGCCTCACGTCGGCCGACCTGCTTCCCTTCGGCTTTACAGGAATTATTAAATATCTTGATGACGTCGCCGGCGGTGGCCGCGGCACTGCGAAGATATCTGCCACGTCGGTCAGCGGTTCGTGGCTTACAGGCGCTCTTGATCCCGATAGTGGCGGCACCATGACTAACTATAGCGGCAAACTTTTAAAGATTCGCGGCGCAACCGGTCCAAAGGTATCCGTTTACTATCCAGTTCCCGAACTGCGCCTCTCGGCTTCTGACGGAAATCTAAGTAATCCAACAGATGCCTATTTCGGCTATCAGACAACTCAAACAGTGGGTGGAACGGTTTTTGATCGATCTAATATCGACCTTCTTCGTCCCCGCGGTGGCATGGTAGGGAGCATGTTCTCGGCTGTTACGGGGGATTCTGAACCTTCGGTCACGTTCACTCTTGATGATATCTCCGGTTCCTCCGGGGAATGGGAAAGTGGCTCCTTTAGCGAGGCGACGGCCGTCGACCAATCGCTTACGCGTGCTAATGGATTGATTAATGGTGTTCTTGATCAGGGTTTTGATCGATTTACCATACCCATGTATGGTGGGTTTGACGGCACCGCCATTACGGAGATGGATCCTTTTGCTAATACCACTTTATCGGGGACTCCTACTGATAAAACTAATTACGTGTTTAATTCTATACGCCGAGCCATAGACTCTGTGGCTGACCCCGAAGTGGTAGAAATGAATCTGGCATCTATTCCAGGCCTCACTCAAGAGGGTTTGACCACTAATTTGGTGCGCGTCTGCGAAGATCGTGCTGATGCGTTAGCGGTTATCGACCTCCCAGACGCATTTACGCCCCGTGAGGCATCTACGGCAGTCAACCGTAATAACACCGAGTCCACGATTACCACTATTATTAATGCACTACGGTCTAGGAATCTTAATTCGTCTTACGGCTGCGCCTTCTATCCGTGGGTTCGCGCACGTGACACCATTAATGGTGCTTTTGTATGGCTTCCGCCCTCGATTGCAGCTATCGGGACGTTCTCAAGTTCCCAGCGCAAGACGCAGGTTTGGTTTGCGCCAGCTGGTTTCAATCGTGGAGGCTTGACCGAAGGATCTGCAGGTATCCCTGTTGTAGACGTAGCCCACCAGCTGCGTCGTAAAGATCGCGATGATTTATATGCCGCCAGTGTTAATCCGTTGGCGAAATTCCCCAATGAAGGGATTGTGGTATTTGGCCAGAAGACCCTCCAGGTAACTCCAAGTGCTTTGGATCGAATTAATGTTCGTAGGCTCATGATCTGTATTAAGAAGCGCATTTCGCAAATTGCTGCACGCTTGCTGTTTGATCCGAACGTTCAGCAGACATGGTTGCGGTTTAAGCGTCAAGTGGATCCATTCT